ATAATACTTTTACTAAAGTTATTATGGATACCGAACAATTCGACACCGACAGTTGCTACGACACATCAACATATAGATTTACTCCAAATAAAGCAGGCTATTATTTATTCACTTTTGGAATGAATTCAAATACAAACACACCTTCGGGCAATCGTATATTTGTTGTCTACAAAAATGGCGCAGAACAAACTGCTCCATATGTTAGAGGTTGGCAAGGTGGTCTCGCTGTGGACACTGGAACAGTAAGTGGCTCGGTTATTTTTTATGCCAATGGCACGACAGATTATTTTGAAATGTTTGGTTTGCTGCAAGATGCTACAAGCAGACGATTTAATACAAGCGCTAATAGTGGTGCTACTTTTTGGCAAGCAGTATGGATGAGGAGTTAAAAATGGACATTTATGAAGAAATAATTAAAATCTATCCTGAATTGAAAAATCAAAATGATTTGTTTATCAATGGAACAATTACTTTACAAGATGACTCAGACGGCTTGGGTGCCTATATTGCTAAATGGGATTATGCAAAGCCAATACCTGCAGAATTAAAACTCGGTAAGTAATGGAGACAAGTTACAACGGCTACCCGGCCTCTAAAGATCCGGCCGAGATTAAAATAAAGTCTTACCCTGTAAAGGGTACGGATCGTAAGCTGCGATGTGCTGAGAGTGTGGGGCCACTACTCGCAGCCTTCGCGGCTGAATTTCACGAGCTAATTGAGCCGATCGATGAGGGTACGTTTGACGATTGGGCCTACGCCTATCGCATGGTGCGAGGTAACCCTACAAAGCTCTCATGCCACTCATCCGGCACGGCTATAGATCTCAACGCTACAAAGCATCCGCTCGGCAAGTACGACACTTTCCCGGCTGAAAAAATACCAATGATTAGAGCCCTTGCTAAAAAGTACGGCCTCAAGTGGGGCGGCGACTTTAAGAGCAGGCCGGACGATATGCACTTTGAGGTAGAGGTATCGGCTACTAAGGCTAAACAACTAATAGAAAAGTTAGGATTAAAAGATGCCAATTAGCAGACAAGTAACCGTAACTACATCAGCGACTATTTTGGTGCCTGAAAGCATAGGAGACCAAACGGCTTTAATACACGCATCTAATGATGATCTATACATAGGCGGAGCGGACTTAACTACCGCTAATGGTTATCTCGTAGATCATAAAGATAAAATCACGGTACCCGTCGGAGATCATCAAGCCTTATATGGTGTCGTAGCAAGCGGTACTACAACGGTATCGGTGTATTACCAAGTCAATTAAGGGGCATTACAGGAGAGCACAATGAATAAAAAACAATTAGAAGCAGCAGCTAAATCATATGCACGAGCAGCGCTCGCATCTGTAGCAGCTTTGTATATGTCCGGTATTACTGATCCAAAAGTATTAGCTAATGCCTTTATCGCCGGCCTCGTAGGTCCGCTACTTAAAGCGGTACAACCAAGCGAGAAGCAATACGGCCTAGGCTCTAAATGATCCGGGCCCTGATAGGGGCGATAGTGGGGACTATCCTCCTATCGGGGTGCGGTTACCAAGGATGGGTACGGTATGAGTGTCAAGAATACGAAAACTGGACAAAGCCTGAGTGCACTCCGCCTCAATGCGAAGTTACCGGCACCTGCACTAAGGACCTTATTACGACAGATGAGTAAAGAAAATAAGCGGCTAACGCCTGAGGATATTCACGCTCGCCTCATATTCTTAATTGGCGCGGTACTAGCTTTAACCTTTTTTGTAATTACCGCAGGTGCCGTATACGCACTCGTTTTTGTTACTCAGCCCGTAGGCGCTCAAGCTCCTAACGATCGAGATTTTATACAGTTATTACAAACCTTAGCCATATTTCTAACCGGAGCCCTTGGCGGAGTATTAGCCGGTAATGGCCTAAAGTCTAAACCTAAGGAGCAGACTAAGGGCGACACGCCAAACGACACTAAGCTTTGATATCTGACAAAAAGCCCTCATACTGATACTACAAACGCTGAGAGGGCTACTCGGTTAGTAGCTTTATCGGCCTTAACAAAGGGCTAAGTAATGAATAGTTTAGATATATTGATCGGTTTGGCAGCCTGCGGTATGGGCTTTATGTTTATGGTGATCGGATACTCGATAGGTTATAAGCACGGGCACGGCGAGGGCTTTGTACGTGGCCGCGCTATCGCTCAAGCTCTGAAAGATAAGGAGCTAATCTAATGGGGTTTTTAGATAACTACGAGGACGTAAACGCACGTATTAAACGCTTTAGATCAGAGTTTAAGAGCGGTAGATTAGTCGCATATATTGAGAGCTTTGATATCGAAAAAGGTACGATCCTCGTAAGAGCTGAGGCCTATCGTGAGTATGAGGATACGGTGCCTAGCGCCGTTGATTATGCTTTTGGCAACGTAGCAACCTATCCGCAAAATATGCGTAAGTGGATGGTAGAGGACACGATTACCTCAGCTTACGGGCGCTGCATAGGACTATTAACGCCAAGCCTTGAGCACTCATCGAGGCCTACGGTGCAGGATATGGAAAAGGTAGAGACTTTACCGGCTAGTGCTGATCCATGGAGTACAAAGGCATCCATCGAGGACATGGCAACTATGGCAAGTGCCGTACTCGAGATTGGTAAAGAATTAGGCGGTGAGTTAGTAGCTGCTGCTCCAAGATGCCCTCATGGCACAATGATATGGGCCGAGGGTACGGCTAAGGCAACGGGTAAACCGTGGGCGGCTTATAAGTGCACCGAGAAAAACCGAGCTAATCAATGTAACCCGTATTGGCACGTACTCGGCTCCGATGGAAAATGGAAGCCTCAAGTATGACAAAGCAAAGACTTATAAAGGCTTTAGTAATCGTTGAGATCATGCTTGTAATTGGTTTGGCGTGGTTTACATGGGCGAGATAACTTACATAAAAAACGGGATCGCTTTAACGGTCCATGACGACGGCTCGACGAGTGCTACGCCGGTAGATAAGTGCGATTATTGTGGCGAGTGGGTTAGTCAAACAGGCGGTTTAACTATTCGCGATGTAGGCCTAGAGGTCGTAACGTGGTTGTGTGCAGAGTGTCGAGCTTAGTTAAAGTTATTCTCGATAGAGCTCAGGAAATCACGGCGCACCGTGTAGGCCTTGAGCGAGGCGTAGCTTTTAACTCTGATCCTAAGGATGCTAGTAATTACGGGCAGACTTATACAAACTATCACGAGCTGATATGGCAACACGCAGAGGGCTGCGGTGCTGAGATGGCCGTAGCTAACTATTTTGGCGATTACGGCTTTGTACCTAAAACCGATAACGCTCACGAGGAGGCAGACGTGGGCGCTAACATCGAGGTTAAATGGACCAAACACGCTAACGGGCATTTAATCTTACAAAATAGGGGCGAGGGTAGGCCTAACGATGTAGCTATATTAGTTACGGGATGGAGCCCGGTTTATGTGCTACTCGGATGGATGCCGGTACATATGGCTAAGCAACCTAAATACAAACACCCGTATCAAAATAACTATTGGGTGCCTCGATCTAATTTATTTGAGATGCAATACTTAAAGAGGTCTAACTATGGCGTATAAAACTAAGTGCCGTTTATGTGGCAAAGTAACAGAGCATATAGAGCGCGTAGTAACCGATAACCTGCCGCCTTACGTTAAGTCCTTACAATGCGTTAAGTGCGGCGTAATGGGTATAGTCATGATGGAGGACGTTAAAGATGACTCTTAATGGGATTACTAAAAACGTTTATTCTGACGAGTGGCATACAAGTCAAGAAACAGTAGATATAGCTATTAAGCTGCTCGATCCTGAGCCTAATTCGCTCATATTGTGCCCGTTTGACTCAGAGCATAGCCGCTTTGTGAAAACTCTCGAAGCTATGGATCATACAGTTATATACGGTATTGACGACTTTATCGAGGGCCAATTTAGGTTAGCTGATTACATAATTACAAACCCTCCGTTTAGTATTAAAGACAAGATAATTAAACGAGTGTATGAGTATGGGCTAAAAGCCGTATTAGTCTTACCTATAGATGCTTTAGGTGGAGTTAAACGCCATGAGCTTTACAAAGAGTACGGATATCCAAGCGTGTACGTACCCTCTAGACGTATTGCATATTACGACGAGGCCGGAGCTTTACGTAAAGGCTCGAGCTTTCACTCGGTAATTATGACCTTTAATCAGGGCGATAGTGAGCTCATATGGGAGGGTAAAGATGCCTAGAAAAGTACTAGACCCGGCCTCGAGCATGAGAGCGTTTTATTTCGATAAACAAGATGAGCGCGTATTGTTTGGAGATATCCGAGAGGATGAGACTCACTTACTTACAAACGGTCAGACCATACATATTAAACCCGATGAGGTAATGGATTTTCGATCAATACCTTATGCTGATAATACGTTTGAGATGGTTATCTTTGATCCGCCTCATTTATTGCGTTTAAGTGAAAAATCGTGGATGCGTAAAAAATACGGTGTGCTCGATGCTGATACATGGCGCGAGGATATTGCTAAAGGCTTTAGCGAGTGCTTTAGAGTCCTCAAAGAGGGCGGCACTCTCGTATTTAAGTGGAACGAGACATCCATATTATTACGCGAGATCCTAACTTTGACCGACCAAAAGCCTATTCTTGGCCATCCCTCAGGTAAAAGGATGGCTACTCACTGGGTCCTATTTATGAAAGAGACTCGGATAAATGCGTAATAGTTATCCACATAAGTTATCCACACGTGTTAATAGGTTGTGGGACACGCTCAAGAATACGCTCAAGATTGACACGTATTTGACTAGGCGACTACGCTCCATACTCGCAGGCGAGCCGCTACCGCGGATAGCTCGCAGGCGTAGTTTGGTGCTATTGGCCGGGCTATTGCTATTTAGCAATATGCCTGCATCTCAAGCAATTAACACACAAAGAGATAAAGAAAACTACAAACTTTACGCTCATATAAAGCTACTAAATGCTAAGCAATATAGATGCCTCGAGTTATTGTGGAATAGAGAGTCTCGATGGGATCCACGTGCAGATAACCCTAAGAGCTCTGCATATGGGATACCTCAATTACTTAAGATGAAAGAGTTAGATCCGTTTAAGCAGATAGATCTAGGTCTTAAGTACATAAGCCATAAACACTCAACACCTTGTAGAGCCTTACAGTTTCATAATCAAAGGGGTTGGTACTAGTGGTAAGAGGTAGGCAGGACCCTCGAGTAAGTCAAAAGTACAAGAAAGCCCGGTTAGTCGTATTAGCTAGGGATGGATACACGTGTGCCTATTGTGGACAAGATGCTACGACGGTGGATCACATACAAAGCATTAAGTCCGGAGGAGATCCGGTAAGCCTTGAGAATATGATCGCCTGTTGTGCTCGATGCAATAGCGCTAAGGGCTCACGCTCACAAGGCGTTTTTTTAGCGTCTAATTCTACCCC